TTCTAAAGTAGCTTTCTCTGCATCAGGAACTACCTGATCTGGAAAAGAACTATTATTAGTTGTATAAATCATATATATTTATTGTATTAATTTTGAGGTAACTCCTTCGTTATTATATCTTTTTATTCCTAAATCTATTTTTGTTGAAACTCTTTTAGGTATAGGTCTGTATTTATTTTTATTACAAGCCATTATTGCTAAACCAGAACTTATCGTAGCATCAAACTTAGTTCTATTATTTATATTAAACTTGGACCAATCTAATAATGTTTTTTGAAAATACATGCTACCCATAGAATTTTCTAGTTGACCTACATTTTCACTTATATAAGACTCAATAGCAGCCGCGTGAGCTTGTTTTACGTCTTCGCTCGAGTTTGGTATTCCACCTATCTCTCTTTCCGTAGTTGATAACTTATTCCAAATTTTATCTGGCCTGTTCATGCTAAAACCTCTATAACCTCTTCTTTTAAAATAGTACAATAATCTTGGTTTATTATTTTCTACTAAAATTGGCATGCCATAGAAAACACAAGCCATAAGTACGTCTTCAAAAAATATTTCAGCAGTTTCAGGTCTTGATATATATTCTAGAAAAAAATGGTTAGGTGGTGCGTCTTCCATAGAAAACTTAGTTAATCCATGTAATGCTCCTTTAGAGCCGCGACCATCAACAGTACCGCTAATGTCGTAAGAATCACAGCCGAAAGCTCCAATATGTTCGTTACCTGGGTGTTTAATTCCATTTTTTAATATTACATTATTCTGTATTTCTATACTAGGTACCCATGTTACTCTAAATCTGCCATTGTTATTTGGCACAAAGCTAACTAAAGTATCTTTTATCCCGTTTTTCCATTGAAAGTTTCCTAAAGATATACTAGCTTGACTATTCATCTCATCATTAAAATCTATTTGCTCGTATATTTTTACCAAGTTAAACAAGCTGTCTTTAGTTTCATCTCTAAAAGCGTGTTGCTCAGTTCTTGGAAACTGCCTGTAATATTCGTTTAAACTATCTTGATCTGATTTAAGTCCTTCAACTTCGTTTTCCCAGTGTTCGATAACTCCTGTTGTAATCTCATAGCCATCGACTCCTTTAACTGCAATTTTGTTTCTAGTGAATACAGGTAATCCATAAGTATCGATGAATCCTTCGTAGTTCCATTCCATAGGAATGAACAAGCTATAGAGCCCAGAAGATGTTTGTCCGTTTCTATTTCTTTTAGTAACGTCAGAAGCGTAGTATAATTTTTTGAAGTTGTCTCCACCTTTATCTAAAGCATTTGAAGTTGAGCCCATCATACATTTACCTACAACTCTTGATCCTAGTCTTAATGTAGTTTTTGTGACTCTCCAGTTATTTAATATATTATCAGGTCTTTCCCATTTACCGCTTTCATCGTGAGCTAATAATTTTAATTTCTCACCATCATATGAGTTATCACCAGTATTTTTCCAATCAATAGTTGTGTCTAGTCCTTCTAGCTCTAATTCTTTAATATTCTCCTGGAGCTTTCTACGAGTAAGCTTCGAGGCTGGAACTCTATATGCCAACTCAGTTTTCGGCCTGTCCATCCCGTCTTGAATAGGTTTAAAGAAGAACGGGTAGTTAACGGATATTGGGACAACTTTATCTGTGAACATCTTTTTGGCATCGGCACCAGTTTTGGATAATATACCGAATCTAGCATCGGAAGATATTGTAGCTTGGTTAACAAGTTCCGCGCTTGACATAAAAGAGAATCCAGACCTTCTGTTTTTGAGGTAACACATACCGTAACATCTTCTATCTGCTTTACATGCTTCCCAAAATATAAAGAAGAGTCTATTTGCTTCTCTATAATCTGGGGCTCCAACATCGATCTTTGACCATTGCAAGTACATGTAATGAGTACCAGTAATATATACAGGACTGCCATAATTGAAGAAATGAAAACCTTCTTCTCTACGCTTAAATTCTTTATCGATATAGTCATACCACTTTTCTTTAAATTCAACTGAATATTCTTCCCAGTCAAATCTTGTTTTTATTCTTTGTAGTTCTTTAGGATATTCAAATTTTTCCCAATACTGCTCCGCTTTTTTTTCACTTCGTTTATGCGGTTCATCTGTTGCTGGTAAAGCAATCCTGAGATTCTGTATTTCAATGATCTGTCCAATTTTACCTGTTTTACTTATTACTATAAAATCATAATCAGAATTATAACCATAATCCCATTTTTTAAACCTGTTGTTTTTTGCTAATATTTTAGGATTAACAACATTTTTAATTTCTTTCCAGAGATTTTGCTCGTAAATCATTTACTTCTCCCTTCTGCAAAGCCTTTAAATGTTTTAACTTCTTTTGGCTTATCTATACCATTTAAAATACTTTCTTCTTCTTCAATACGTTGCAATATTTCAAAGGCGTCCATAATACATAGCTTTTTAGTTGCTGCTGCATTTTTTAAACGATCAGCAGAAACATCATCATCAGTATTAGTTATGATTTTTTCTTCAGCAACTTTAATCAACTCATCAACTGCCTTGCGCCCAGCTTGGATTATATTCTTTCTCGTCTCCTTTGTATTCATGAGTTAACGCTATATCATTTGATTTCATACAATAAAGTCGCTCATTATTTATTATAAACTCAAATTCAGAGTTTGGTGTAAACGTAATAAGCGCTCCAGGTTTTATTTTAATGGCTTCTAAGAAACTATTACTGTATTTTAGTATTCCAACATTAGGCTGTTCTTTTCTATTTATTAAATAGTCTTTATTAGTTATAGGCTTTACAAAACAATAATTTAAATGGCATTTGTCATTATACATATAAATTTGTTCTGGAAATACAAAATACATATCTTCTTTAAAATACGTGCCGCTATTTTTTTCTCTACCTTTTAAATCATAATACCTTCTAAAAATATTGTGATGAACATATACTTCGTCGCCTATTTTAATTTTAGATTCGTAAGCTGCTGGCGTAGAAATAACAATAGCTTTTTTACTAACAAACTTGTGGTTTTCAATACTAGTGTTAATAATGAGGGTTTTATCATCGATCTTCTTTGTATTATCATACCTTTTATTTAACGGTTTAATAATAAAGCTGTATAAACTTTTCATTAGTATTTTAAATCGTACTCTACAGATATTGACATATTAGAGTTAAATTTTTTCCAAGGTAAAACTTCATTGTTTTTAGTTATATAAATATTATACGACTGGTCCTTGTCTTCAAAAAGAATATCACTAATAGTATGTCCACCATATACTTCTTGACCAGTTGAATAATGCATCGCATCATTCTTGTAGTCAGAACCTATACTAATCTTCCTTATTATCTTTGACATCTTCTTCTATCTTAGTATAAGTACCATCTTCAATATTTATGTTAACAGCACCATATTCTTTTTCTAATACAGATTTATATTCTTCAATATCTTTATTAACACCAGCTATATCATGAAGTAACCCATGTTTTTGGCTTTCTAATAAACCGATGTTATGTACTATTTCATTGAGCTTTGCTTGCTGATCTTGAATAGTTTTTAATTCTTCTTCTTTAATTTTCATTTAATTTAATTTAATTATATTTATTTTATTCTGGTGGCTCTGGTATTGGATCAGGTGTTATACCATGTTCTTTTAACTCAGTTATCCACTCATCTTCATCTATAGTTTCATCGATAAACCATTTAGATAAAAGCTTTTGATGAGGATCTACAAATCCATAACCTTCAACTACTTCCTTCATTGAGTTTTCATAAGCTATCCAATAAGTTCTGATAGCAGGGTTGTCTATAGGAATATTACCACTCATAACACTTTTTTACATTTATTCTTCTTCTTCCTCTGGATCTGGATCAATACCATGTTGTAGTAAAACACTTTTCCACACAGTTTCATCTATATAACTAGTTAAATGATTTATAGTATCTAATCTTTCTTTAGTTGTTACTAAACCATATCCTTGAACAGCCGTTTCAGTGTCATCTTCCCAAGTAATCCAATACAAAGGAGGATTTGGAAAAGCTATACTATTAATCATATATCATTATATTTAGCAAGTTCTTCTGGATCAATACCAAGCTCAGCTAATCTAATTAACCAATCAGCTTTGTCGTAATACAAAGGATCGTTATCAGGTTGCCCACTTTCTATACTTGTTCCAGTTAAAGCTTCTCCATAATGTATAATAGACTTATCATCATTATAAGCTATAAACCATGTATCTTGTTCAGTAGCTATTATTCTTATCATTTTATATATTATTTTTTTAAGTAATTTATTCTTCTGTCATTGGCTCAGGTGTGATACCAAGTTCTGCTAATCTTTCTATCCAGTCAGCTTCATTATAGAACTCTTCAACTACTGGCATTCCTGAATCTAATCTTGTTCCATTTGGGCAAAATCCATAGTAAATTATACTTTTATCTTCTAAATAAACTATCCACCAAGTGTCTCTATCTACTGTTTTGTGTACCATATTTAATTAATTTCTGTGTCTCCTGTTATTGTCCAAGTACTAGCTAAATAATCTCTTGCTGCTCCAGCATCACTAAAATTAGCTCCACCCGACCTTGCTCTGTCAAATACCATATTGACTTGGTCTTGTAAATTTTGATAAGTTGGACCTGAATTATTATAAACATAATTAGCAAGACCTACAACAGTGTCAGTGTAATCAGCAGTTGACATTCCGCTATTCTTAAACATAGATTTTAAAAACAAAGATGACGTGTTCCAATTCCACGAAGATAAATTTTGGCTAAATGATGTTGCATTTTGAAACGTACCTCCTGCCATGTTTGTTACGTTACTTACATCCCAACTTGATAAATCAGAGTTAAAAGATGAAGCGTTTTTAAACATAGAATTTAAACTTGTAATGCTGCTTAAATCTGGAGTGTCAGTGGCGGTTATAGTTGTAAAATTACTATTGTTACATCCCAAAAACATAGCAATCATAGAACTCCAAGCTATATCACCCCATTGAGACACGTCAATTAAATCTGACTTACTACCACTGTTGTTAAAAGCAAAAGACGTAAAAGCTCCTGTATCGCCAGCTGCTCCAATTGAAACTGTTGGGTTTGTTACATCTGTATAAGTTCCATTATTGTATGTATGTGTAATTGTTCCACCTGTTTCTGTAGTTGTTGCACCATCGCCCCAATCTACTGTAAAGCTTGAACCTACTGTCCCTGGTATTGTAATTGTTTTACTTACTCCAGAAGCTACCTCAAACTGCATTTTAAAAGGGTTGAAAGGTACATTTATCACACTATCATTTGATATTGTCCAACCAGCAGTTGATCCAGTTAAGTAATTTCTCGCATCGTTAGCGTTTGCCCAACCTGTTGCTGTCCAATCACTACCATATTTAGTAGCGTAAGTTTGTCCAGAAGCATTATCTGAGTTTCTTGAGCTATCAAAAGTTCTACCACTTTGATTTGTCATATTTACGTTATAAGGCCCAGAATTTTTATAAACCGTTACTGCCCAACCTACAATGGTATCTGTATAGTTTTCAGTTGACATTGAGGTTAAATAAAAAATAGCTCCAAAATTTGTAAGGTTTGCATTTAATGGCCAATCACTTAAATTTCTATTAAAAGAACTACCAAAAGGGAAATAAGCAGCAGTAACGCTTTGTGTATTCCAGCCAGTTATATCTGGATTAAAATTTAATGCTCCTGTAGCAAAGTAAAACAAATTTGACACAGTGCTGACATTCCAATTTGTTAGGT